TTGATAGTGTACCAGCATCAATGAGTTGCCTAAGAATCGAAGTGGCAGACTTGGCGAGACCGCCGATGAGATGAATAAGGCCCGTACCATAGAAACCCAGTCCCGGCAGGTATTTGTAATGGACGAAATGTGCGCGTTTCTTCTTCTTACGGTCATCCTCGTACCAATTCCTTCTAATAGATAAAATTTCACGGGAGGACTTATCAATAGTAACGATGTATGGACGTGCAATCCCATCAGGGTCGTCAAACTCTTCTGGCATGTTCATAGTAACGTGCATTTCTAGAATCGTGTGGCGATCATCGTCTTCTATGACGGCACTCTCCCCATCTAGCTCGTCATATTTTTCTTGTATGTCGGAGAAGTCTGGCTCTGGATCAGGCAGGTCAACATCTTTGTAGAACCCTGCTACCTGTAACTCTAAGATTTCATTAGATGTTTTCTTCATTATGTGCGTATATCGCGGGCAAGTCATCAAATCTGATGCCCCGTAAGACGCTACAAAATCCTCTGCCGGAACAAACATAGCGGCTGGACGCTCTTCGATTGGGTCGTAATATACCTTCTTAAACGCGGAACCAGCGAGCGGGAGCTTGAATAACATCTGCTCTGTCTCGTCGCGGTACTCAGTCATCTCCTCTGTGAGGAGGTAATTCATCTCTGTCTGGATGCGATCAGCTTGGTCCAGCTTCTCAGGAGTCATTTTGCCCATGATCTTAGTGCGGCAAGGGCCAGATGCAGGGAAAAGCTCCCCCATAGCCTGTGCTTGGAAGCGTACAACAGCTTCAGTCAGTACTGGATGGAACACGCCAGACGCACCTTGCCACGGTTGGCTGCGATCTTCGATCTTCATACCCAGCAAATCCAAGCCTTTGACGTAAGCTCTTGCCCAATCACGGCGAGATTCACGATCAGACTCAAAATCATCCACAAGTTCTGACGCCATAGACTCCAGAACACCCTCTTCAATTACTTCCGCGAGGTTCTCGTCGTGATTCCCACCCATAATTTCGTCAGCGATAGTGCCTTCAAAATCAATAATCACCCCACCGTCACCCGTATCAATCGACACTGCTTCAGGGTTTACGATCTCCACTTCGATCTCTTCCGCACCTGTGCCTTCGATGTCTAGCTCTGAGGGTTCTATCTGTCTCTCGACGGCCATTACAGTCTCCTAACTGTGTACATGCTGAAACAATAGCAGATTATACTGCTATTCGTCTAGTGGCGAGGCGGACCATTGGGTGGGACGCCCACCTCGCCGTGAAACGCGTTTGGGAGGTACACGCTTCAAATTGTACTGTAACATAAAAAATACGAGCATAAAAACCCCTAGTTGAACCGAGGAATTGTTTTGTGTACAGTAGAGATTGAGCAGTGAGGTTATCCATGGAAGTTTCTATACCAATGATTTGGGATATTGTATTGGTGCTTATCATAGCTCCATTGGCTTGGTGGTTTAGCCAACTCAACAATGAAGTTAAACGTCTTAACATTTTGCTCAATATGACCCGTGAAAACTATATAAAACGGGAAGACCATCAGTCAGAACTCAGTAGAGTCGTGGATCACATCCTTAGACTAGAAGGCAAGATCGACAAACTGGCGGAAAAGAACTAATAGTACTCCCTACGATGCTGGTAAGTTGGCTCATCGTCCATTTCATCGGACGGAAGACGGATAAATCCACCCTGCCTGAACCGCAAAAGCGCCATAACCGTGGAGTCAACAAGGTCATCGTTGGACATAAACGGGAACCCAGCCACTTCTTCTACTAGCTCGTCCGCCCAACGGGTGGCTGGCACCCATACAAGCCCCGATGCAATGATATCCGCCACAGAATTAAGCCTTGCGAGCTTGTCCCCGGTGCCTCTGTGGGGTGTATACTCCTGCACGGGCAGGCCCATACGCCTCATTTCTTGGTAAAGCGCAGTTCCAGAGGACTTTTTCTCCACAATAAACGAATCTGGCTCCCATTTGTTGTATTCTTCCATGGCAAGTGTCTTTAGTTCAGGAAATTCTAGCCGTTTCTTGATAGAATCCATGAGAATAAGCTGATGTGCGTTCTCATTCTCGTTGTAGAACACCCCCCACGTTGTCAGCGCGGTGTAATCGGCACGGTTATGCTTCTCTGCCGCCGCATCAAGGGACATAATGACGTATTCTACGGCTGGTGGAGTGTCACCGGGCCATATATTCCACCATTCGCGCTTAACAATCGACGCTGCTTCGGACGTAGGCTGCTGCTGGTACTGCGAGTTCCACTGAAACGCAGGCATGGACGCTTTTGTACGCTCTAAAGCCGTCAGATCAAAGAACTCAGGCCATAGTGGCTTCTGTATTGGCTTCCCATCCGCGTCTTCTGCGTCCAGAATCGCCGGAAACTCAACGATCTCGTACTGATCGGACAGCGGATTCTTCACCATGTCGTTGGTTACACGGCCTGTAAGGTCATCCATGTGCCAACGTGTCTGCACAATAGCTACCCGCCCACCCGGCATCAGACGTGTACGAGCGCCGAAGGTGAACCATTCATAGGCTTTGTCAAATACTGAGAAGTTACCGTTGATAACATCTTGCTCGGAGTGCGGATCGTCAACCAAAAGTAAGTCTGCGCCACGGCCAGCGAGGGCTGACCCAATACCACAGGCGAAGTACTCACCCCCGAAGTTCGTGTTCCACCGCCCCGCAGACTTTGAGTCAATCGCCAGCGAGACCTCTGGGAATATATCTTTGTACGCATCTATGGAGATCAGGTTACGAACCTTCCGCCCGAAGTCCACCGCAAGGTCTGTGGTGTGCGAGACCATCATCACCTTCTTGTTAGGGTTACGCCCCAAGAACCAAGCTGGGTAGAATATGGACACAAGCTGCGACTTCCCGTGACGTGGAGGTATGTTGACGCACACACGGTCTTTGGAGCCGTCTTCCAACGCCATAAGCTGATCTGCCAGTATCCTGTGGTGCCTACCCACCTTGTAGTCAGGCTGCATTCTCTTACAGAACTCTATGAGGTCGTCGTGTGCCGACTGGTTATACTGTCTCGTGGAGAGTTCTCCCACGATCTTGTCTATCTCTGCTAACTCTTCAGGACTAAACGAGTCCAAGTTGTCCAGCATGTGCTGTATCTCGGTAGGAGAGAAGTCCATATCCTTAGCTAAGTTAGCTAAACTACCCATCCAGCCCTAGCTCCTTGTCCACGTCGATGGCTTCCGCATCTAGCACCACAGCATCCTCAACCTCTGGATTCACCAGCCGTGACAGCTTCTCGCGCAGTGTGTCCTTCAGGTCATCTGTAGTCTGGTGAGTGACCGTCACCTCAGACTTCTCTGCAAACAACCCTACATCACTGATCTTACCCAGCAGCTCCAAGGCACGGATGCGGATACGCGGGTCAGGGTTCTCTGTCTCTTCGATCAGCTTGTTTGTCACCAAGTGACGTACCTGAGTGGCGCTTTTAACTACCGAATGCCCAAAGTCTTTTAGTATCCGGTCTGTCATCAGCAGGGTCGCAGGAGTCAGCTTCGCCACCCGTTTCGGAGTTGCAGCCTTAGAGGTCTTGGTAGGGTCTTCGGCGTAAGCCACAGCCAGTGAAGCGGCAGCATCCTTGTCCGCGTTGCTCGGTTTTACCTCTAAGCCATTGGCGTGCAAGTACTCTACCGTCTGAGCGGCAGCGGCAGCTTTGACACTTAGGTCTTTCATCTCCGGTGCAGGGCGCATCGGCACCCCACTTTCTGGTTCTACATGTATCGCCATTCCATCCACCCCTATTTCATTTGAGTATAAAAAATTTTTTCCACCTTTTCAATCTGGGACTCCTAACTGCTTTTTTCAAACTAGGGGGGTGGGGTACGCATAGCGCGCCGAAACAGGGTGGGGGGTGTCTAAGTTATTGATTGTATTAGGTATTGCTGTTTGATCTTTGGCGAAAACGAAAAAGTTTGCGCAAATCTTTATTATACAGATGTGCCACGCGTGTCGCTGTACAGGGGGGTCGGGGGCAAGCGGGGGCCGCTATATGCCAGAAAAGGTAGTGAGTCACTACGATTGCCGTCATATGACGGCTAATAACGAGACAAGACACGCGAAAACATGCATACTGGTTCCATCAAACGGCGACATTGACCGTTTGACCAACGTCTTTGAAAGGACACAACATGACACATGTTACAATCAACACTGAAATCGAAACCGCAGTTC